ATTAATATTTTTATTCTAATTATGCAATAGCTCGCAATAATTCGCACCAACAAACAATAGGTTTGTAGTCTACAATCAGTCTACTTTTATATTGAACTTGCAAAAATGCGCAAGTCTGCATAAATCACATCAAAAGGGTGTATCCAATTTTGGATATACCCTAGTTAAAGCTTTTCTATCGAAATTCCGACTAAGTTAAAGTGAGTGTGGTGTGTAACAAAGTATTAGAATCTTTGGTAAAAACTGATTTTATATACATGATACGCACGTTTTTGATATGGTTTTGACAAATAACCTATTCTATTTGCAGGAGCTAATTAATAGATTCAAGCCTTATATGAAGACGCTTAGGTAATTCAAAATCCGTGAAACAAGTCTCTTTAATTATAAAAAATGATAGTTTAAGCAATAGATATCAGAAGATTATTAATTATTATAGATATTTTTTAATTACTTTATATTTATATTGGGGATTCTATTATGCGTAAAAATATTTTATTAGGGTTTGTATCCTTATTTTTCCTAACTCCCATCTTTATTAGTAATACATATGCATCTGAAGATCGACTGTCTACTTTAATCTTAAAAATTAATACCAAATTAAGTAATAATGGTGAAATTGACCTTCTAGAAAATAAGCTCATAGGGCGCGCTAGCTGGAGAATAAAATGTCAATATAAGGTATTTGAGGACATAAAAGCATGTGTTATGAGTAAAGGGCCTATTTCTATTTTGAATGTTAATAATAAATATGTTGTAAATGTTGGCGAAAATCATCTAAAAGATAATCCTGCATTTATTCATATAGATAACAAAGACATCCTCCAAGAACGTGAAGGATTATTTAGAAATGGCTCTGAACTTATTAAACAATTAAAACGTGGGAATTACGCTTATACACGCTTCCAAAATAATAAAAAACAGCTTATTGAAAATAAAATTCCGTTGGTTGGTTTTACTGATGCATTTAACGATATGGAGGCACAATTTCTAAACCTAAGTAATGATAAATCATAATTTCTAATCATTAAATTATTCAGTTCTAATAAATTATAAAAATTAATATTAGAACTGAAATTCAATTTTTCATGCAATACCAAAGCCAAATTCGCAGAAAAACTACTTTAGGCAAGCTAGATAAAACGCCTTTTCTCTAGCTCGACGATTCACCAGTCCTTGCATACGCTTCCCACCTGCATTAATCCATACATCAAACTGATCAGCAGCTCCGCGAATATCACCAGCATTAAGCTTTTTAACCAATGTTGATTTATTAAATGCACCTGTACCAATGTTATAAGCCAGTGAAACCAGTGCATCGAATTGATTTTGATTCAATGGAATATTTACAGCACCATTCACAGCAAGTTCAAATTTCTTTAAATCATGCGCCATATACTCTTTGGCTTGTGCTTCAGTACAAGTATCACCTTTTTTAACTTTGATGCCATTTGGGTAAATTGTAGTGCCAAAACCAATAGTCCAGACTCCCACGCCATCATCATAAGCAACAAGTCGCTTACCTTCAAAACCGCAGATTAGGTCAACACCTAGGTTACTCACCGACATTTCATCCACAGCAATACCTAGCATTCTGGCAACCATAGAGCCTGTAGTATTCGCAATGACTTGATTAGCAGCATCAACTTGTTTTTGAGTGAGTTTCCCACCACTCATTTTTCGTAAGAAATCAAATATTGCTCGCATCACCCACCCCACTTATTTGCATTTTTCTTTAAATACTCTTCAATAAACGTACTTCCCAATATACCAAGAGCACATGCTATAGCCACAAGTGCAACTGGACTTAAGTCAGGAAACTGAATCAACACTATACCTGCTATGGTGGACGTTGCTGATCCTAAAATTGTTCGCCCCACAATCATTCGCCACGACAATGGTTCATTTGAAACAAGAAGTCTACTCATACCGATTAGCCCTCCAATTGCGATTAATGTAAGTAGTGTTTTTTCATGCTCTTGCATGTTTTCCCCTTATTTTTGGCAATAAAAAAGCACCTTTCGGTACTCTATGTTGTTGTTAAGACTTAAACTTCGATTTGCACAACATCACCCGAAGGTGGTGCAGTACGTTTAATTTCCTGACCCGATACAAACACTCGAGTACCAAGTGAATATTTAGTGCTACTGGTGCACATCACCAGCCCCGTGCCATCCACCACTAAAACTTTGTACTTAGGGTGGTCTTCATGGGTAATTGTCCCCACAAATTCAGGGGCTTTAGGCATCAGATCCAATAAGCGTTTTAAAGCATTACTCATCTCGATTCACCCGTTCAACCTTGATGGTTTGATTTACAACAGCATGAGTAAATGAAACATTCACACTATCAACAATGCCCCACCACTCAGCATTAAATGCTGTTAATTCCCCTGGTGCACACTCACCGACTTCAGCGCTAATCGGCATGACCAAACTATGTGTTTCAACCATGCTGGCTTTGGCTAATTGTGCTTTACCAAATGCACCCATGCTCTCTACCGTAAACAATGGACTATTCACTGTTTCGAGCAAGGTATTTGCACTGGTCCCCATCCGTTTGACTTGTCCGGTCAATCCGGTTTGATCGTTACTTAAAGTGATTCCGTTGTAGTCTGGGTAAAGCTCATAATCTGTAGACTGGTCCTTGGTTAAACTGATCGGTATTAAGCGATCATAGTCAGCAATAGCAATCGGATCCCAAAAGGTCTTTTTGTATTTCGGTTTAATCGTCAGCGTATTGCTGTTCTTCTCGCTATAAATAAAACCACCGGCACTTTCCACAATCAATTTGATTGCTGCGATCGGGGTTAAATTTGAATAGCTCAGGCTATTCATCGGCAGGATCCAACTCAACTCATCAATCAACTGCCAATTTAACTGTATTGAGCTATTCACCCGATCTAGTTCAGCTTGGCATAGCTGTCTTGCAGTACGTTCATTTTCTTGTAGAAATGAACGTGTCGGTGCATAAGGTGCATCCAGTAACGCGGTTTGACTACGACCCGACAAACTATAAGTTTCTTGGGCAAAGCGACGAGATCGACTGCGATTCTCAAGCATCATGTGATGTTCATTACCATTGACCATGATTTTGAGAATCACTGGCTGCCCTGCAATCGGCTCAAGTTTTGTTATTTCAGATGCTGGCACCGTCAAACTATATGACCAGCACCAGCGGCTTCGGTCTGTGCTGTAATTACCATCCAGTACATTAATTTTCTCGCCATTATCTAGGCGGTTTACGGACAAACTATTCAAGATATACCACCCGTTTCTGTTCGGAATTGATGGAATACAGTCATCAGCACCAAAATTTAAAATGACGTTATACGGATCTACGTCATGACATAAGCAACCGAAATTAAGATTGGTTGAACCTACATATTCAGGTAATTCAGGTTGTGGCCAAGGTTGAATTTCATGTTTTCGATAGTGAATCGCTTTGGCTCTATCCCATGCAATTTCACTCGTGGTTACAAACTCAATCCCTTTATCCCAATCAAAAGTGAAATGCTTTTCAAAAACATGCGCGACTTGATGCGAATAGGTAAAAGTCTTGCGCTTACGAACAAGCTCAACCCAGTCCGTATTTCGATTGATTGTTAATTTTTTCGATTCATCAAAAACCAAGCTTCGAGAGATAAACAGCCGTTCATTTTCCTGCCACTTTAAATAAGCACTACGCGATAGTCCTGTGGTTTGCTCATGAATGATTTGAACGGCACGATGTAGCGTATTGGCCTTATCAAAACTAACAGATGCGTGATTGCTTAAGCTCAAACTACGCTCAAAATAAAAGGCACTGTTATGTGCCTTAAAGATTGGTTTTCCCCATCGAATTTCCGGAGCAATTAAACAGGGTTTGGCACGCTGAAATTTTTCAATCCAGTAGGCTTCGACACCTCGAATAAAGTTGATATCGAATAGCGCATCAATATCCGTCTTAAACCTTGTATTGATGATGGTATCAACAGCACAATACTGATCAATTCGGACGGCATTAAGCTCAGCAATAAAACCTGTCTGAAACATGGTATCAAGCTGAGCAAATTGCCCTGTGACCCCATTTATTTCAGCAACAAACCCCGTGTTGATCTGAACATCAAGAAAATCATTGCTATAACTTTCAGCACCTAACTCAGCAATAAATCCAGTGTAAA